TTGAGGTGTGACCCACGACGCAACTTTCCACGACGACTGTTCAGCTGGCATTACTAACTATAACTTGATTCTGGTACGACACCTGTTCCAGAAGTGTTTGAACCACTGGAAATTTCATCATCAATTACATTAACAACTAGATTATCTATACCTAATGTCAAATAGGTCTCTCTGAGAGAAACAATGTCATTAGATTCTGGAGTTACGGAGAATTGGATAATATTATCAGTAGAACCAACCACTTCAGTAATAACGAGGTCGTTGATTGTCACTTCTCCCATTGTATAGTCAATAGTTCCCCAGTTTCCACCAATATACTGTTTTGAACCATCTGTGGTTACATAATAAAGACGGATTGTACCTAATCCATCATCATTAAGGTAATACACTCGGTTTCCACCATCTGCACGTTTGAAACCGTTAGTTTCTAGAGTTGGTGTGTCCAACTGTGCGTTAATTCTGTTTCCGAAGCAAATTTTGTAGTTAAATCTTTGATTTAGCGAAATAGGAACATTTTTACGCATCTTCACCTTCGTGATGTTCGATGTGATAGCTGGTTCCGCGTCATCAATCACTTTTCCAAGTTTAGAGTATTTAAACTTGCCACCAAACTTGTTAAACTCGGCAGAAGCGTTAACTGTCTCTAAAGTTCTGTAGATAATCTGTTTTATTTCTTCCTGTGACCTTCTAGTGGTGTTAGGGTTGAAATAAACGTAAGTAACTAAGTCAATATAGAGAACTGACGGATCCATGATCTTTGGTTCCACCGCACCTACAGAATAAGAACGAATTTTCTTCGCTACTGCATCTTTCTCCGATATAGACAGACGATCTGCGTTCTTAGGTTTGATTACGACAATGACTTTACCGTATTCTGGTGGATCTGCTTCCTCACCACCAAAAGCAACGATAGATTGGACGTTAGGATAGATCTGAGGGATGATTACCTCATAATCCTTAGTTGTCACTGCTCTACCGAAGCTACTATAGAACTTAGGTGCTGCATACTTGATGCTATCAATGGTTTCTGGTTGTGCACCACCATCAGGAGGTACATCTAGCGTCAAACTGATGCCAGAAGTGATTGGAGCGTTACGGGAGTCCTTTACAGTCCCCGCAAACGAGAATCCCTTCAATCCGTTAGGTGCACCACCTACAGATGTTGGGTATGTTGCTTCTATTACGTCACCGTTGACTAATGCTTCACCTAGTACACCGTCACCGAAGACTAACTCCTGTCTCTTGCTCTCTGATTCCTCTAGGAAGAAGATTTTACTGATATTGCTTACTGCTGTTATGTCTGTTGCCTCTAGATATGCATCAGTGATAGTTCCACGTGACACCTCGACTGTCATAGCTGATGTATCAGCGTTGAGGTTGCCTAGTATGAATCTCTGTCTCTCGGATTCTGTTTTTACGAAAGTATCAGTGATGAATATTCCTTCAAATGCTATTACGTCATTGAATGTTGCCTTACCATCTAGTGTATTGACAGATACGATCAAATCTTTAGGTATGGAGAACACATAGTTGACTCCACCCTCTCCAACGAAGGAAGCAAACACTCCTTTATTGATTTGTACTGATTCTGGGTATCCTCTACCATTCGCCCCTGTGCCATATATCGTCTGTACGACCACTGTAAAGGTCGCACGGGCACTTCTAGCACTTCTTGGGGTATATCCTATCAGTTTAGCTAACTTTACTACGTTTTCTCTTAGAACTGCAGTGTCTAAGAAGTTCTCATTGATCGCTAGGTTAGCATTGATCGCAGAGTAGTAAGTATTATAAGCAAGTACGTCTAATAGAGTAGAAAGAGATGAACCCTCGAAGTCATAATCCGAAAATTCTGCCTGTCCTCTTAGGTATTCCTTTAATTGGTTCTTTATCTCGTTAAACTCTAACGAGTTGACTTGTGTTAGTGCCATTATCGTTTCAGTATAACTTCTAGGGAGTCGATTACATTAGGTAGACCAGTGATCAAGTAGTATATCTCAACCTGAAGGTCATTATCTCTTTCGTTAAACTGACTAATGACTCTATAACACAAAACACGTGGTTCGTAAAGGTTTATACAATCTTTTATTTGTTCTTCGATTAGAGCAGACTGCCCACCGACATAATTCTCAAATAATGCACCAGTTATGTTGCCACCAAAATTCGGAAGGAATGGTTTCTCGTAAAAGTTGTGTCGAACAATGTTCTTCACCGCTTCTTTGATCGCATCCTCGTTCTTTAAAGTATTAACGTCGTTGGTTATTGGATTTCTTCTAAAAGTTAGATCAAAATCCTTAAACGCTCGACTGGGTAGGGCACCCTGACGCATCTTTTGTCAATATTAGACCTCAATGTTTATTTAGACACGTTTTCAAAGGGTTTTCGTTTCTTTCCTTGTCTATCACTACGAGGATCAGTAATTAAGTACCTACAATACTCATTTCCATGGTCGTAGAAGTGATCTGACATGTCTACGGGTATGTTTGCGTTCCTTTTTCCGTCTACAATTCTATTTGCCTTGGCCACGATACGGTTTCCTCTTAGCGTTGCTTGCTGTAGCAGAGTATTTGGAGTGTTTCCCTTTACCCTGTCTTGTTTTCTTTGGTTTCGATTCAATACTGTTTCCAGTGTTCCATGTTACTGCCATAATTTTATCCTGCGAATACGTTTGGTGATCCTGCTGCGACACTAGTGCATGTCGCGTCTCCTACTCTACCACATCCCTTACCATTTACAAATACGGTTGTACTTCCTGTAGTAATTGCTGCGGAGTGACTAGGGCATGGTGTGCCAGAAGGCACTAGGTGTGATGTGTTGTTATCTCCCTGTCGAGAGACTCCAATTCCATTTACGAAGACATTATCTGAGCACCCTAGTCTGGTCATCCCAGAACAATGGGGTGTATCTGCGTCTCCTTTGCGTGTAACTGCGGGCATTACATCTGCTCCCTTGCCTGTAACATATTTAGATAGTCTGTAAAGTGGTTAATATGGATATGATCGTTTATATCATGCGGTTCTTCTGGAATTTTAGGACAAAATTTGATTACATGGTCAAATTTTTCGGGAATATCGGATATTCTAGTATAGTCTATCAACTTTGTGCCCTGACGAATGGTGAATTCGCCTTCAAGGGCTAGAAATTCTGCTTCCATAGTCGTTTTTTCAATTATTTAGACCGTCGTGCGGATGCAACGACGCGATTTTTTGCTTTTCAATACGAACTTTCGGTAATTGCGAGGTCTCCGTCCTCCGAAACGGTAATTTCTACGTAATTTAGTTCAGTATTGTAAACCCACATAAGATTTTTCCAAGTTTCTTGGAAAGTATCCTCATCTAAACCTCTCATTATACATCTATCTTCCCAATAGATGTGATAAATCCTAGAGTCTGTCAAGTTTGTTGAGTTTTTCGTCATGTTCGAGTACTACGTCTACTAATTTTTCATAATTTTCCTTATTTGGTCGCTTCATAAGAAGCTCCATGCTATTAAGGCGAACCTCAAGTGCCTCAATTTGGGATTTGAGAGCATAGAGGCAGTCAGATATCTCCTGCTGAGTCATTCTTCTATATCAAAACTCCATCTTATAGACTTAATATAGTCAAAAGTACATGATATGTCTTTATCGCAATCAATTTCATACTTGCGATCACACAAAAACGTTCTCAAATCAGTGATGGAATCGAATTTGCCCTGATGAACCTGTTTGTCATCAAAAAGAATGTACTTCATACCCTCTAGCTAGTTGATTTCATACTAATTATAACACATAATATGAGCAAGTCAACACAAATTAATGAATTCTAAAGGTTCTCTTAATGATTGATCCATATGTGCATCGTTCCAGTGCCTAATGTTACCCGCTATGATGAAGCAGTTAGTGACAACTAACTGAATAAAGATAAAAGTACGTATGATCGCTATGAAATCTGCCTCTCGATCAGTCCTTCCTGACTTCTCTCCGAGTGCTTTCGCCCAAATTCTCCACATAGAGTTACGTTTCTTCGTCATCTGGACGTGCTTTAAAGACTAAAAGTTCAGTTCCGTCCTTCACATCATCCATTTCTGGATGTATATTATAGGATTCTTTCTTTTGTTTGTCAAATTCTGCTAGTGTAGACCCCATCATCTTCCACATGAAGGCAAAAGTCATGCCAAATATGCCTATGAAGAAGGTAAGATAGACAAAAACTGTGACTTCATTCATCGTCATCGTCCTTTCCAAAGTAATATTCGTGATAATCTATCTCTAAGAGTCTACATAACTCTTCAAATTCCTCATCAGTCAGTAGATCTAAGTTCATTCTGCTCCTTCATGTACTCTTCTCTGCCATCTCTAGTGAAAACACCCTTCTCATAGTCATAGTATGGGTGTGGTTGAGCAGAGACGACAGGACTTTTAGTTCTATTCTTGAGAACAATGAACCTATCAGCAGCAAATGTCCCTGCTATCTGTACTTCGATGTCATCAGTGTCCTTCCAATTCACCTCACCTTTGAGATTCTTGTGTAACATTGCCTCTTGGATCTTGTCAATTAGTTCCTGTGTTAGTTTCATTTCTTAAGTAGTCCAGTTTTTGATAGTACATATACTCCGAGTACAACCCAGAATAGTATTTCAAGTGCGTAGTTAGTCGTCATGATCCTCCCATTGGTCTGTTAGACCCTTATTGTTAAAGAATGCTCTGTATAAACCGAAACCTGAGAGTAGTACCAGTATCACAAGTATACTAATACCGAACGTGTAGTTAGGGTCAGCGTTATAGTGAGGGATAATTGCGTTACACTTAGTCCAAGTACCTGGCAGTGTATACACAGGGGGGCAGGATAAAAAAATCATTGATGATAAGATGGTTTATAATTGGATGGCATGGACACTCCGAATTTCTCGCAGTACCTTTTGATTTCCTCTTCTGCCTGTTTGTATACAGAAGAGAGGTCTATGTCTTCTCTGAGACCATGTGCTATCTGGTCGACCTGTGCTTCGGTCAAGCAATGATCGGGGTGTAGCACGTCACATACTGGAATCATATGTTCTACGAGTTCATTCAAGTTTATTCGTATCTCGTAATCTTTGTAAACTGCCATGGGGGTTTTTACCTGAGAAAAAATTTTTAAATATTTTTAAAACGCACGTACCCACTTTTGTAGGTTAGAGCGTTGGGACTCTTTTATAACGGGGCACCCGCCCCCGAAGGGACGGGGACTGGTCTACTCCCAGTCTGCTATGTGTGTCTTCTCGATGCCGAAGAGTGGACGCATATAGTTCTTAAAGTCTTCTAGTTTAAATCTAGCAGCGTCTCTTAAGAACTGCTCACCACACATAGCGATATCACCTGTGTCAGTATACTCTGCTACTACTTCATCATAGCAACACTGTAGCATAGACTGATCTGTTAGATCATAGTCTGAGAGGGACACATAATTAAAGAATGACATAATCAATGAATGAATGTTTATAATACTATTATACACATATATTATATGCTATGTGTGTATATATGGGACACTTAATATATTGACACATATAATATATCATCACATATATTATATGCTAGCATATATCAGTATGCTATATAAGACCCCTTATATAAGGGGGGGTTATATAGAGGGGGGGTTATAATCCCACGGGGCAGGGTCGCATATTTTCTCAATGAGAGAATCGAATGCGTCTTGATTTTCATCATCTACCCAACCATTCTCTATAAAGAATCGTGCCATAGTGACGAGGACGGATTCTTCGTCCTCTGTCATAATTAATTCTCTTTGCCACTGTGTGTTGTCTGTGGTCATGATCTATGCTCCATATAAGGGGGGGTTAGTGAGACGGGGGGGTTAGTTGATTGCTTTCCACTTGATGTCTGACTTAGTGCCGACCTTGAAAATACAAACCTGTTCCATGTTGTCTGTTGCCATGTCAAGTGCGATATCCTCAGCGGTTTGAAAGTTAGATGTGAACTCAGCACCGATTAAAACTTGATTGCCCCAGTGTGAAGGTTGTACTGCCCAAGTAGTCATGTGTTGCTCCTGTTTGTTTATACTACTATTATACACGTCCCCTTGGTAGAATAGGGACTTGATTGTGACAGTAATTAAACTGTCACAGAGCAGCTGGATTTGCTGTAGATAATGCTTTATCATTAGTGGTCGCACCCCTTATCGTTGTATGCGTCCTCATTCCAGTGTTCGCCCATGTCTAGAACACCGAGGTTAACTGCGATTGAATCATAACACTCCATCGCACTCCGTGACATTCTATTACATGTATAGTCCCACCCTAGGGACGCGAAGTCATCGTATAACTTCGCGTAATTGATTTTCCTCATGTTACAGACCTCCTAAACTCTAGACATATCTCTTTGAAATAGTCCATGTCCTCTGCTGACACATAGTCTGCTCCGTCCTCTCCGAAATAAGAGAAGGTTTCATTTACTCTCTTAATGAAGGTAAGTAATGCGATTTCGTTTGGTGTATACATGATTAGTGCCTGTCTGAGATGTACCATACCCCATAGTTGTTAATTCTTTGGGGTTCAAAGTTTCTCTTTTCAAGAGATTTAAGAGCAGCAATAACAACTGGGTCTGCCATTGCTGTTTCGTTGGCAAGAACAGCACCACCGAAATAAGGTTTTAATTGAGAGTCAAACATAGTTTTCTTGTTTGTTACTCTTCTATTATACAAGGGATTACACATGCTGTATGCCTCAAGTGGACAGTTTGTCAACTGGTCTATTACCAGTTGCTTTGAAGTCGGACTTAGTGTAGGATTTAATATCCTCTACTACTTCATCAAATGAATCGTCCCAATAGTTCCGTGCCTCTTCTAGGAACTCATGCTCTCCTAGTTTGTCAAAGTATGTGAATAGGTCATTCATCACATACTCTTCTAGGTCTTTGGTGGACATATTGTCCACCATTCTCTCTGTTAAGAACTCTTTGAGTTCTAGTAATACTGCTCTATCCATTTATAGATACCCTGCTACTTCACATCCTGGTTCATCATAGAACCATGATATAGACAAGTCGTCGAACTGTTCACGGATTGCGTAGCAAATCTCCTCTGGTGGCGACCATGCTGTATCGAATGTTACTTGGAATCCGTGTGGCATGTCTGAGTCATCTATATCCACGCAGTAACAATCCCACTTCGTACCCCAGTTATGGACACGCCAGTTATACCATCTGTCGTCCTGTACATCAGTGCTAGGGAAATATAAACCCCTGCCAAATCCTTTATCCTTATACACTGGTAGTTCCCCTACCTCACCTCTAGGGTTAGAGAATGAATACTCTTTGACATCACTCTCAGCAAGTGGAACTTTTGCCCAGTCTGGTTCGGGTATGAATGATCCAAACACTGTGTCAACTGGTTCTTTAATGTCGTCTGCTAGACCCTTATTAAAGATTGCGTGTAGTTTGAGAATTGCTGTTGTATCCTCTGAGTAGAATTCTACTCTATTGTGACAATGATTAGGCATAAACTCCTTTGTTGTATAGTAATATTATACTGTAACTGGTGACAGTATGGTGAAGGA